AGGGCATGCAGGAAAAGAAAAAAGGAATTTAACACGTTAGCGAGGTAAAGCAAATGGAATTTTTTATACCGATGGTACCACCTACGATTACTCATCAGGAAAAAAAGGTGAATGTGGTGAATGGGAAACCGATTTTTTATGAGCCGGAAAAATTAAAAACAGCAAGACAGAAATTGATGGCATATCTTGGATATCATGTACCGGAAGAGCCATTTCATACCGGTGTGCAACTGGTGACAAAGTGGTGTTTCCCCAGGGGTAGGCATAAGGATGGTGATTACAGGCTTACAAAACCGGATACAGACAATTTGCAGAAACTTTTAAAAGACTGCATGACAGTGATTGGATTTTGGGATGATGATGCTTTGGTCGCATCAGAAGTGGTAGAAAAGTTTTGGGCAGAGATCCCAGGAATTTATATCAAGGTGACAGAGTTATGATGGGATATCGGCAAATGCATCAGTTATGTTGTGATGTATGGAAATTGTATCAAAAATTCTTTCAGCAGGATCTGGAATTGTTTGCTGATGCAGCTGACAAAATAGCGGAAAAATATAAGCATGATCCAGTTGCGGAGAAAATGATCCTGGCAGTAGCGGAAGAATTGGAAAGGAATGATTGATGGACGTTAAAAAGACAAAAGTAGAAAGCCTTGACATAATCGTGACCATGATGGAGGACAAGCCATACTACGAGATAAAATACAAAGAGGTCGGCAGTGATCATTTTTGTATCGGGTATAGCTCATATCGCTTAGATTATGTGTTTGAATGGAAAAAGCAGTATTTTGAGTTGGTTGAAAGAGAAGCAGGAGCGGATCAGGGATGGATTCCATGCAGTGAGAGGCTGCCGGAGAATGCAATGAATGTAATAGCACAATTTTCAGATGGCACAGTAACAGAATTAAGATATGCAGGAAATGGTATTTTTGAAGGGATTTATGAGTATTCAACAAGAGTAATTATTGCCTGGATGCCACTACCAGAGCCGTACGAAGGAGAGTGATGAAGATGAAGAATAAAGAAAAGTATGCAAAAGAGATTGTGGAGATTGTGTGTGAAGGATGAGCTCTGGCAGTTAGTAAAGAAACTGGAAAGCCAGTAAAATGTGTTAATATCAAATGTTCTGAATGTACATTGGGTGGTAGTGGCATGTGTTCGACAATGATTAAAGAATGGGCAGAATCAGAGTACACCGAAAAGCCAGTGATTAGCAAGAAAGATAAAGCGTTTTTAGATTGTCTCGTAGAAGATTTCAAATATATGGCAAGAGATAAAATTAATGTCTTATACGCATACGGCAAAGAGCCATATAAATCGAACAATGGTGATTGTTGGAGTGGAAATAACGGAAGATACTGTGCCTTAAGTTGTTATGTGAACGTTGCCTTCCCAATGATTAAGTGGGAAGATGACAAGCCGTGGCTTATCGATGATTTGAAGAAGCTGGAGGTGGTGGAAGAATATGAGATTAATTGATGCAGATAAATTAGGATTTAGTGAGGTAGAAATATGGACAGATTGACTATTAGTGGAACAAAAGAAGCAAAAAACGATGTTACTATAAAGCAGATGACGGACAGACTATCAGATTATGAAGACCTTGGATATACACCAGAAGAACTCAGAATATGTTTTTCGCCGCCTGATGTTTTGTATGTAATCGGAGAAGAATATGATGGAACAAAGATTCATCCGGCATATCCGGTTGACGGAGAGCAACTTGAATTTTCCAAAGGTAATGTGTGGTGGAACTGCCGTGATGATTTTGGAGATTATGTTGAAGTCCCTTTAGATGGTCTTCATACTGACTATTTCCTCACTTTTGAAGAAGCAAGCGACGCATGGAGCACACGCAAGACGATCCATAGGATTGTGGAGCAGTTGGAAAAAGAAAAGGAGTGATATCCCTTGAAACGAAGCACAGACAGACGTTGGAGTCCAGCAGAGATCCGGCAGAATCAGAAAGAACACTATGCCGGGATGGCAGAGCATCCACCGGATCGGAAAGCCAGCGAGGACTTCCATCGTCCGGCATACCCGAATTATACAGTAGAGGATACACTGAAAAAGTGGGGAGTAGATACGAAGAAGGGAGTGGATGCAGGTGGAGCGGAACATTGATGGCTATGTCAGGCTTGCCCATGCGATCGTGGAAAAAGCTGGGAAAGACTACCGGGCAGTCCTGAAAAGGCTGAAGAGGAATCCCGAAGACAGTCAGGCACAGTGGGAAAAGATGAACATTGAAAGATTCTTTCGGAGGGATGCCGGAGCATATATGGACGTTGACGGTGATTACATTATAGACAGGATACGGAAGGAAGTGGACAAGGATGAAAGGCTTACTAAGGCGATACAAAAAGCGAAAGAAAGAACTGCTGACTCTTGAGCAGTCACTGGAACGGCTGTATGACCGTCTTGAGAGCGTTCCGACCGTATCGGGGAAGGTGGAAAAGTCCGGGGATGACTTTCCATACATCCGGGAGCATATCAGCGTGGAAGTACCGGAACCGGCAGAAGCGACACGGATCAAGCTGCGGATCAGCGAGAAAGAACGGCAGAGGACAGCCGTACTGGCAGAACTGGATACCGTAGAATCTTACATAGCCGGACTTCCGGAAGGACTGGAAAGAACAATACTGGAATCCATATATCTCGACGACATGACGCAAGAAGAGGTGGCGAGGATGACGGGATATAGCAGGAGCAGAATTGCACAGATAGTTGGAAGTCTTATAAAAGATTAACATTATTAACATTTTGAATATGTTATAGTTAGAATGCAAGAAGTGAAAAGCTTCTTGGGATACTTTCGACGAATCCTCCCCGTACAAAGGCATCTGCACAATAATGTGTGGGTGTTTTTCTGTATGCAGGGAGATATGAGGTGGTGAAATGATTGCGAGATCCGAAAAGATATGAAAATTTAGAACGTATGGTATTTGATGGTGTGGGCGAGTATGGGATACCTACACTTAAGCCAGTAGATTTTGATGGAGATACAGAGTTTATTCCATTCAATTTTGCAGCAACAAGTAAGGATAGAGAAAAGAAAAGCATTCATTTCTTTATTGACGACTATCAATTTATAAGATTATGGAATGATCCGGATAGATATATACCGATGCTTCAGCAGTTTCAGTACGTATTTACTCCGGATTTTAGTCTTTATACAGATTTTCCGAAAGCTGTTCAGATCTTTAATCATTACCGAAAGCATTGGATTGGTGCTTATATGCAGATGTACGGGGTAAAAGTGATCCCAACGATCGCATGGAGTACAGAGGATTCATATTCCTGGTGCTTTGATGGAGAGCCCACAGGAGGCACGGTGGCAGTATCCAGTGTGGGGTGCATGCAAAATAAAAAGAGCCGGGAACTATTTCTTGCCGGATACAAAGAAATGGTTAAGAAGTTGCATCCGACTAAGATTATATTTTACGGGCAGATCCCGGAAGAGTGTACGGGGAACATTGTACGAATAAAGGCATTTCAGGAAAAATTTAAGGAGGCATCGTGTGATGGGTGGTAGAGGAAGTAAATCTGGTGGCGGCGGAGGTGGAAGTGGTGTTGATGTAACGCACAACGGAGAGACTACAAGGTATTATTTTTCCGAGAAAAACGGAATGAATTATTATCAGCGGGGAGTGGGAGGAACGCCACAGCCTACTCCGCTGAATATGACAGTAAGGGATTTTACAAAAAGAGTCCAGGCAAATGGGGCAACTGTAAAGCCGGTAACTGCAGCGTCGAAAGCAGCAGAACAGAAGGCATATGAGGCAGACAGGAAAGCGACGAACGATTTTCTTAACCAGGCAGACGCATCGATGGGCGGCAACCGTGGAGATCAGAGGAGAGCTACGAAAGGTCGCCGTGGAGGACGTAGAGGCATTTAATAGCATGGAGGTGGTCAAATGGCTACAAAAAAGGTGGTTGGAAGACCGCCAAAGTATAAGAGTAAAGAAGAAATTGAAGAAAAGATTGAAGAGTATTTTAAAGAATGTGAAGGAGAAATTCTGAAAGATGATGAAGGAAAGCCGATATTTAATAAATTCGGAAGTCCGGTAGTGATCAATCAACGTCCTCCGACAGTCACAGGACTAGCTTTAGCCCTTGGATTTTCTACGAGGCTGTCACTATTGAACTATCAAGGGAAAAAGGAGTTTATGAACACGATAACACGTGCGAAGGCAAGGGTGGAAGCGTATGCAGAAGAACGGCTCTTTGACCGGGACGGGTCGAGCGGGGCTCAGTTCAGCCTGAGAAACAACTTCAAGGGTTGGACGGAAAAGACAGAACTGGATGAAGAGGAGCAGCAGGCAAGAATTGAACAGATCCGTGCGAATACAGCAAGGATGAGCGGCGGCGATGGAGATGAAGATGGGGGAGTAGAGATTGTCAATGACGCACCGAAAGAAGCAAGTGAAGATATCGGAGATAATAATCCCGAAATACCTGCCGATATTTAATAATCGGCATATTAAGCACATTATACTGACTTCCGGAAGAGCCGGAACGAAGTCGAGCTACGCAGCGGTAAGATCGGATTATCAGCTTGTATCAGATGCGAATGGATCGGTTGTTGTTTTAAGAAAACACCATAATAAGCTGAGAAAAACAGTCTACAAAGAAATGCTCAGGGGGATTAATCGGTTGGAAATTCCCAAAAGTAAATTCCTGATTACAAAATCCCCGATGGAAATAACATATAAAAAGTATGGTACAACGATGTACTTTGCCGGTTCAGATGGTATTGACGACACAAAAGGTATCATTGACGAGGATAAGCCGATCAAGTTGGTTGTGCTGGATGAGCTGACAGAGTTTTTTGACGATGGAGAGGGAGAAGATGAACTGACCAATATTGAAGCGACGTTCGTTCGTGGAAATAAAGGGGGATTTCAGATGATCTATCTCTATAATCCTCCCAAAAATCCGAATGCACCCATCAATTTGTGGTGCAAGAAGATGGAAAAGCGAGAGGACTGCATTCATATTCATACGGATTACCGGGATGTTCCGGTTGAATGGCTGGGACCTGATCTGATTGCATCCGCCGCAGCTATGAAGGCATCTGATCCGAAAATGTATAGATGGGTTTGGCTGGGTGAAGCAATCGGCGTAGATGAATTGATCTACTATATGTACGGAAACCAGCACAGACAGAAAGCAGATTCACAGCGGATTTACGAAAGAGTCTATATCGGTGGAGACTATGGACAGCAGAATGCTACGACTTTCGAAGCGTTCGGACTAGATCTGTACCGCAAGAAATTCCCCGGACTTGGAGAATACTACCACAGTGGGCGTGATTCCGGGCGGCAGAAAAGTCCGTCAGAATATGCTCGGGACTTTGTGGATTTTACAAAAAACATTAGGGATAAATATGGGACATCAGTTTTTTATCTGTTCCTGGATCCATCAGCAAAAGGGCTTGCGGAAGAGGTCAGGAGAGCAACGAGAAACCTAGAATATTCTGTGAAGTTGCGTGATGCAGATAACAGTGTTGCTCTTGGCATTAGCAGAGTGCAAAAAGCACTTTCGTTCGAGGTGATGTCGATTGATCCCAGTCAGGAGAATGCAGACCGGGAATTTGGAACTTATGAATATGATAAAAAATCTATTGAAAGAGGTAAGGAAGTGCCAGTAAAAATGGATGATCACTGCATGGATGCGATCCGGTACGCGGTGATGGGAGCGTGGAGCAGGATAAGGCATTGGCTGCCAATAGATGAAGGAGGTGATGAGGGGTGAACATTTTTAGTTATTTCAGGAAAGCAGGAATAGACACTGTGGATACGTCATTTTATCAAAAGATAAACGAATGGATCAGCTGGTACAACTCCAATGTAAGAGGGTTTTCTTTTTACAAGGCGTATACTGGGCGTGGAACGTATAACCGATGCAGGCGAAAGAGCATGGGGATGGCGAAAAAGCTTTCTGAGGATATTGCAGCCCTGCTGCTAAACGAAAAGGTTATGATCACATTGGAAGATGATGCTACACAAAAATTTGTGCAGGAAATATTAGATGAAAACCATTTTCTGGTGATCGGAAATGACTTCCAGGAGCGTAAGGCATACACTGGAACAGTTGCATACATTCCGTATTTGTATGATACGGAAGTGAGCGAGGATGGCTCCGTACTATCAGGAAAGATTGGAATTGAATATGTGGATGCACCCAATATTTTTCCAGTGAGCTGGAAGAATGGAGAAGTTTCGGAGTGTATTTTTGCTTTTCCGCATACAGCCAATCGAAAGAAATATGTGCATTTGCAGCATCATCGAAAAGCAGAAGATGGAAATTACATTATAGAAAATAAAGTTCTCAGATGTGGATCCGGTGAGTCTTCAGGAACAGAAGTTGATGAGAAAGAATGGAAAGAATTGCGACCATTTAAGAATTTGACAGCTACTGTTCAAACCGGATCGACAGAGCCGCAGTTTGTGCTTGACCGTTTAAACATAACCAATAATGCAGATACGAGCAACCCGATGGGAATTGCTATTTTTGCGAATGCTATTGATACGTTGAGAAAATTGGATACTGAATATGATTCGTATTGTAATGAGTTTGATCTTGGGCGAAAGCGGATTTTTGTTGCACCTGAATTGCTGACCAATGATGACGGGACACCGGCATTTGACCCGGAGGATGCGGTATTTTACAAGCTGCCGGATGATTATAACGAAAAAGGTGAAGGGCTTATCAAAGAAGTTGATATGCAGCTTCGGGTAGAAGCACACAGCAAGGCGATCAATGACGATCTGAATTATCTTTCCTTAAAGTGTGGATTTGGCACGAACCGGTATCAATTTAACGGGATTGGAGCCAAAACAGCTACGGAAATTATTTCTGAAAATTCAGACATGTACCGGATGCTGAAAAAGCATGAGATCATTCTGGAAGACGTGCTAAAGAGATTAATCAGAATTATTATCCGGCTCGGTCAGGTCACGGGGAATGTACTGGATCCTGATACAGAAATCACGATAGATTTTGATGATTCCATCATTGAGGATAAGGATTCGGAACGTCAGCAGGATCGGCAGGATGTGAGCATGGGCGTGATGAGGTTGGAAGAATATCGGGCGAAGTGGTATGGAGAAACGGTTGAGCAGGCTCGTCAGAATCTTCCCGAGCAAAATCAGGTGATGGAGTGATATGAGAAATGAATATAAGGA